CCGGTTTGAATCGCCGTACTGGTGGCCCGGGCGAGTAGCCCGACCGGACCCCGGTCGATCCATCGGCGGCGATCGACAATGCCGCCGACCACCGCTCGCGAGAGTAGCGGCTCATAAAACACGGTCGGCGTGTCCGCTGGCATGTCGGGGCCAGTAATCCAAACCAACTCGATTTTCGAGGCCACCGTGTCATTGCGGAAAACCAACCATCCGGTCGAGCTCGTGCCGATCGTGACCGCCTCGGTGAGCTCGCCGTATTGCCCGCCTAACCAAACGGCGCCCGGCTGCACGGTGAACGCATCGCCGACGTTGCTATAGGGGAAACTCCCCGAGAGCACGCCCGAGGGGGCCCAGAGCCGCGCCATTTTCCGCCAGCGCGACTCGGTCGAGACCGCGCCGAGCCCCGAGTCGTAAGGGAAGTATTCGTGTAAATCAAGGGCCGACATGAATGTCACCTCCTGCGAGCCCGCGTATCACCTCGATCGGCGGGGCTGGCGGCGGATCCCCCGCGCTAATCACCGACGCTCCGCTGTCCACCTTGCGCCGGAGCATTGTCCCCACCAGCCATACCGGCGTCGAGTCGAGGTTTCCCGGGCCCTCGGTTTGGGTCTGCACCGTTTGCCCGTTCATGGAAGCGACCGCGACCGCGACCCTCACATAGCTACCGGCGCGCATGTTGCGCGTCACCTCGACCGCCGCGAATGGGGAAAACCCTAGATAGAACGGGTCTAGAAAGCGCGTCCCGAAAAACGCGAGCGGGCCCACGTCGCCACCCTGAAACGGGATCGCGATCCCCAAGTTAGGCGGCTCCTGTATCAGGATCACCGCATAGGCGCGGGGGTTATTGTCGGCAAACGCGGCCGAGCCCGGATCCCGAAATCGGACGTTACCGTTGAATCGAAAGAGCCCATCGACGCCGACGTGCAGCGCGTCCGGGCTCGCATAGCCGATGATGCCCGGGGTTTCGGCCCAATCGAGCCGCATGGTGAGCGGCCGGTAAACGAGCCCCGGCTGCAGCACTTGCTCGGTGTCGGCGGCGATCCGCGCGCTCGCCGAGAGCAGGGGCGAGATCGACGCCTCATTTCGCTCTAGCTGGCGCACCCGGCGCTCGGTGCGATGGGTCCGGGTGAAGATTCCGAGCGAGGTTATCTGCCCCACCCCGGCCCGGATGCGCGGCGGCTTGCCGCTTTCCAATTCCACCCGCAATTCGCGGATCTGCTCTTCGAACGTCAGCCCCTCGGGGATCCGCACCAGCACCCAATCGCCGAGCCCGTAGTCGCGCGGGTAGAACTGCGAGCGGGTGTCGGTGAGCTCCGCATCGACCGTATCGCGGTCGCGGAACTCTTCGAGCGCAGCCTCGGCCGCCTGCTGCAGCCGGTCCTCTTCCTCTTCCTGCCGTTGGTCGATGAAATCCTCCCATCGCTGCCAGCGATCGATCGAGTCATCATCCCCGGCGACCGCGATCGCCCGCGCCGCGAGCTCCCCTTGCCCGCCGACGTACACGTAGTTGGCGTCCGGCGCTTTGGTCCGGGCCCGGTAGTCGCGCAGGGTCTCGAAGTCCACCGAAAACACGGCGCGGGTCCGGGTCGAGGGCTGATAAAAGCGGAGCTCTTTCCGGATGATCGTCCAGCCGATGCCCTCGGTATCGGCGATCGAATTAACCATGTCGGCGAGGTTTTGCCATCGGACGGCGATGTTGACAATGCCGCCCAGCTGCGGATCGACGCCGAGGCTCAGCCCCTCGATATAGCGGGCCGGGTTGCCGCCGGGCCCGCCGTTGCGGTCGATCAGGTTTCGTATTACCGTGCTCGCCCGGCCGGTCAAGATATCGTGCGATTGCTGATTGAAAGGCGGCTGCAGGGGGAGCGGCTGCGGGTGGGCCACCCGGGCGCGAACCCAAACCTTATCCGAGTAGCCGTACAGGGTCACCCGCCCTTGCGACTCGGACGATGCCTCGATATAGGTCACGGGCCCGGTCATCACGGGCTCGTTATTGCAAGCGAGCTCGATCCCGACGTGCTCGGTCGTGAGTAGCAATTGCACCGCGCGCAGATTGCGCCGCCCGTAAATCTCGAATTGGTCTACGTCGTTATGGCGCAGGACGAACATCGCGTGATCGATCGAGTCGAGCTCGGCGAGCCGCACCCCGTACATGTCGGTCACGTAAATAGCCCAGCGGTTCACCGAGCCCGGAAACGTCTCAGCCCGCCGCCGACGCGGCGACACGATCACGGTCGCCGGGGATATGCGGTCAGTCATGGCGCTAAGTGCTGCGGCGTGTATTCGGCGACGATCTCGGTCTCGGCGTTGGCGAGCCCCATATCGAGCCGGATATCGTTCAGCCCCTCGACTAAGGGCCAAAACTCCGTATCGTCGGTGAGCTCGCCGAAAACGTCGGTGATCTCGGCGCCCTCGAAGAGTTGCGCCGTTTTATTGCCCACCCGGGTATCGATCAGCAGGAATTGCCCCGCCGAGAGCGTGATCGAGGTCGAGGCTATCCGCCTTCCGGTAGTCGCGTTGCGGAGCCGGATATCGCTCCCGGGGCCCCGGACCGTGAACACGGGCCAGCATTCCACGTCGCCGAGGTTCCATGCGTCGAACTGTCCGGCTGCGGTCGAGCGCCCGAGCACGAGCGGGAAAATCGGAAACCACTCCTCGATTTGCCCCAAGAGGTGAACCGAGAGCCGCACCGTTTCCGCGTCCTGCCAGTAAGGTTCCATCGCCCGAAAGAGCAGGCGCCCTAGCAGCTGGTGCGAGGTGCCATCCTCCGGGATCACGTCGAGCCCCGCCTCATAAATGCACCGCAACCAGCGGCCCGCGTGATTGCCCCGTAGCACCTCCAAGCGTCCGGGTCCGTGCCGGGGGTCGAGCACCGCCGCCCATGCCCGCAACTCTTCGCGACCCCGGAAGTAGGGCGGCGCCACGATCGGGAGCTCGACCGGCCGCGTGAGGTGCCGGGAGGCGTAATACCGGCCGCCAGGCCCGCCCGGGCTCGGATCCTCGAAGATTGCGACCGGCGGCATGAGTCGGCCGAGCACTCCGGCGCGAATGAGAAACGTGATCGAGCCGCCCCACGGCGAGGTATAGCGCAGCGTTTCGCACTCGGGATAGGGATCGGGGATCACGACCCTAGGAGCTCCAAGCGCCGGAACGCGATCAGCACCTCGCCTAGATCCGCTTGGACCGGGTACAGGTTCAACGTGTAATTCGCCCTCGCTCCGGCCCGCGCGAGCGCATCCTCGGTCGCCTCAGCGGGGATTGTCGCGTAGGGGTTGGCGAGTTGCGCGGTCCCGGCGACTGTGAGCCCGGGGCTCCAAGCGGGCGCCGGGGCGAGCAACTGCAGCCCGCCAATTCCGGGGATCCGGCCGCCGAGCGAGATCGCATCCCGCACCTTGCCCAAGAATTCATCGAGCCACCGCAGCGCATCGCGGACCGCGCCCACGATCGCGTTAAAGGCACTTACCAGCGATCCCCAAATGACCCCCGCCAGCCATGCGATCCCGTTTCCCAGCGCATAGACCGCGTTCCGGAACCATTCGCATTGTGTCCATACGACGATCAGGATCGCCACCAGCGCCGCGATCGCGACGATTACGATCCCGATCGGGTTAGCGGTGAGCGCGACATTTAAGAGCCACTGCGCCGCCTGCCAGGCGAGGGTCGCCACCTTGGCGGCGGTCATCACCGCCGAATAGACCATGAGGATTGCTTTCGCCGCCGTCAGCGCCACGACCACCGCAGTAATGGCGACGGTCAGGGTCCCGACCACCGCCTCATTCCCGGCGATGACCTCGACTAGCGGGATGAACGCCGAGAGTAGGTTATTCGCGATCTGTAGCAGAGCCTTTTTGGCGGGCAGGAGCGCGTTACCGATCGTCGCCTGCAGGTTTTCGATCTGCGCCTCATACTTGCGGGCCCCCGAGACCTCCGCCTCTTGCGCGGCGGTCGTTTGCTCGACAATCAGCGCGTAGCTCGCCTGCGCTTTCGAGGCGGCGTCGAGCGCCTGCCCCTGCTCGATCAGCCCGAGCTCGACCGCTTTCGCCTGTATGCGCGCGGCGTCGAGCGAGACGCCGTACTGTCGCAAACCCCGGGTATTGCCCGCGAGCCCGGATTGAATCGCGTTCAGCACCTCCGAGGGGTCGGTCTGGTGAAACGCCGCCATTTTCGCGGCGAGGGTCACCATTTCGGTGGACATTCCGGCCGCTTGCTGCTGATTTAGCCCCATGTTTTGCAGCAGGAGCCCGAGCGTCCCGGCCATTTTCTGCGCCTCGGCTTGCGAGAGCCCGAGGCTGAGCGCCGCATTCTTGGCGAAGTCGGTTACCTGCCCCGCCGCATCGCCGAACACTTGGGCGACCTCGAACCCGGAGCGATTGAGCCGGGCGGCGGCTGCGATCGAATCCTCGGCGAATTCTTTTATCTTGGCGACCGTGAACACCCCGGCGGCGTAGGTGGCGAGTTTGGCGAGCATCCCCTGCCACTGATCGCCCATCCCCTGCAGCTGGTTATTGGTGCCCTGTACGCCCGACTTGACCGCCGAGTCATCCCAGCCGACCGCGACCGTTATCTGAGGGGTTGCCATCGCCTAGCGCCTGCCCCGGGCCCGGGCCCGCTTTAGGGCCCGCGCCTCTTCGTCCATCACCGCAAGCATTGCCTTTAGCTCTAGGGGGTCGAGCGCGTAATACTCGGGCGGCGTCATTCGCCAGTACCGGCAGAACACCGCCATATTGAGCATCACGCGCTCGGCGGAGGGTCCACCGGCACGTAGCGCACCTCGATATCCCCGCACTGCTCCCAGCTGAGCGCGTGCCCCTCCCGGCGCAGCCGGACCCATACCGCGACTTGCGTCGTATCCGCTTCGTCCATTTCCTGCAGGCTCTTTCCGGTCGTCGCTTTCAAGAGCCGGAGCTCGTTCGGGGTAAAGCCGAGGGCCCCGCCCTGCTCCAATTCCACGAATGCCGGGACCCCGTTCGCTTTCGCCGTCATTTGAGGGCCCCCCGCGCCTCGCGCTCGATATCGTCGGCGGTCCGCTTTTCGTGTATCGACCGCAGCGCCTTTAGGGCCGGATAGATCGTGCGGCCGGTTTTGACGTAGGGCCGCCCGCCGGACAGGAGCCCCGCCTCGCCCGCCGCCAGGCGCCCCCGCCGCGAGAGCCCGGGCCCGGTGCGCGCGGTAGCCCGGGAGCCGCCGAACTCGATCCAACCGGCATAGGGGATCCCGCGCCCGCCGAGCGTCACGTCGATTCGGTCGGCGTGGGGGGTCACTTTCAGCGAGCCCCGGAGATCGCCGCTCTCGACCGGCTGCCCCTCCCGGATGACGGCCGCGAGCGCTTTCGCCGAATCGTTCGCGGTCCGTTTCAAAGAATCGGGCAAATTGCGCTCGGAAAACTTAACTAGCTTCGCCGCCGTCTCCGGGCCCCCTCGAACGTGCAGCGTGGGAGCGGGCATTACTTAGCCTTTGCGGGCGCCCCGTTCGCCGGAGGGGTCTGATCGGGTGCTTCATCGAATGTCGGCTGCCCGAGCACGGGCCACGCGAGATCGAGCTCCCACGGAGACGCCGCCTCGCCGCCCCATTCGTAGGGCTGCGGGTACACGGTGCCGGTCGCCCGGCGCTCGCCCGCGATGAGCTCGAAATCGACCGCCTCCCCGGCGTCGATGAGCGGCTGCAGTTCGGCGTCGGTCCCGTCCGCCGTCATGTCATGCCAGGCCCCGAAATTGAGGGTCCATGTCGCGAGCCCCGAGGGCTGCTGCACGGGCCCGCAAAACGTGTCCAGTACCTCGGGGTCGGGGGTCGTCGGGGTGAGGCTCACCGACCGCCCGAGGCAATCGAACTCGATCCCGCCGATAGTCACCTTTACGTCGCCCGGGCGCCGGGGAGAGAAAATCCGCCAGTCGCCGGGCCCTCCCTTGGCTGCAAGATTCGGCCGCGCCGCCGCGCTTATTGGCATGTCCACACCTCGACTCGAACGTCTGCCGTCATATAGGAACTCGCGCCCTGCTGCTCGACCCGGTAATTCGTCGCCTCGACCAATGACAGGCGCTCGATCGGCGCCCCCGGGTCCGGCTGCAGCGCATCCTCGACCTGAGCCACCAGCTGATCGAGGGCCCGCTGCCCCCGGATCGAATCCGGCCGCGCCGCCATGCACGCGATCGGGATCAGCGTCACGTCGTAAGGCTGATTCCCGGTCCGGTAGGTGATGCTCGATACCAGCCGCAAGGCGAGCGCTGGCACGACCGGGGAGTCCGGCATTTCGGGGTAAATGTGGGCCCCCGGCACCGCTTCGAGCATCGTCGCGAGCGCGCTCCGGACCTCGGCGACCGGCACCATGTCAGCCCACCGGGATATCGAGGTAAGGGCCGAAGAGCCGCCGCACGTCGGGGTCGTCGCGGAGCCGGATCACCCCGAGCTCGCCCCAGCCCGCGACCCCCTCGGGGGAATCCTTGCGGGTGTAGAGCCGGGCGGCGTAAATCGTCTCCGCCTCCGCCAAGTCGTGAGGGATCGGGTCATCGGGACCCGGCAAAAGAGCCGGGTTCCCGATGAGCACTAGGTGCCGATGGGCGGCGTCGAGTTTTTGCTGCAGCATGTCGTCGTCGGTCGTGTCCGAGATCCCTAGCTGATCCTTTAGCTGCGCCACGGTGCCCCACGTCGCCATCGGGTTAGCTCCGGCTGCGGGTGTGAGTACCGCCGCCGCCGCTGCCGGAGGTCTCAGCCGGGGGTGAGGGGTCCGGCCGATCGGTCAGGGTCACGGTGACCTCTTGGAACGCGAGCGGCGTAAACGTCGCCAGCGCGACCCGGGTCTCAGCCAAGAGCACGTACTGATTCCGGATAAAGAAATCGGCGTGCTGATCGGCGATCAATACGCGGGTGTCCTGCCGGTCAAAAGCGGAAACCCCCGAGGTGAAGTCACCGACTAGGACCCGGCCCGCCGGGATCTTGTTCGAGGTCGCCACCCGCAGCCCATAGATCGAGAGCCCGTCCGCCCCGGCGGTGACTACGCGATCGCCGAGCGAGGTCCAACGGTGGGCGAGCCCGATCGCCATAAGGCCAAAATCGGCCTTATTCATCACGAACCCGGTCGCGTCATATTCGCGCACCGAAACCGCGTTCGCGCCCTTGATGATCGCTTCGAGCCAAGCCATCGGGTCATCGTTAAAACCCGTGTGTGTCGAGGTCCCGATGGGCGCGTTGCGAATCCCGAGGATCTGCTGCCCGACGCCGGTCCCGTTTAGAAACTGCGCCTCGACCTTGCGGGTGATCCCATAGCGCAGCCGCCCATCGACGTACGCGCGCAGCGTCGGCATGTCATCGAGCGCCTGCCGGGTGACCGGGATCCAATGCGCGATCGTCCGCACCGGTTGCGTCCGCAGCGCGAACGTCATTTGGAGCTCGTCTTTCCCGGCGGGGTCGCCCTCAGCGATCGGCGGCCGGAGGTCGCCCACCCCGAATGGCGGAGTCGCCGACGTGTACGGCGTCTCTTCGAGGTAATCGATCGCGTTCGAGGTCGTCGGCACCGGAGCGCCGATCAGCCGCAAGACTGAGAAATCCTCTTCGGCGGGCCCGACGATGCCGGGGAGCCGCATCGGGACGATTCCGAGCGCGCTCGACATGATCGGCGCCAGCTGGCCCGGCGTCTCGCGCCCGAAGAGCGGGCCCACCTCGACCGCGCCCGAGGTCCCGCGCTTGCGGGTGATGTAGTCGGCCGCCGCGTCGGAGCGGATGAACTGCTCGCCCCAGCTGAGATCCGAGGGCGGCTCCTGCGGACCCGCGTGCCGCTCCTGCGGATCCCCTTCGAGCTCTAGCATCCGGGCGACGTGCTCGCGCCGGGCCCGCTCGTTTTCGGCGATCTCGCGCAGCCGGGCATCGACTTTTTCGAGCTCGGCGCGGGTCTCATCGAAGTTGGCCCGCTCTTCGTCGCTCGGGGTCGAGCCATCCTCGTGTCGGGTCACGATCGCGTCGAGTGAGCCCTGTAGCTCATCCCGAGACGCTTTCAGCCGTTCGATTACCGGATTCACCTATGCCACCTCCCCGGGTCGGGGATTACGCGCCGACGTAGCGGTAGGTGGTGGCGTCAGTGGTGGCCCGGGTGGTGGCCCTCATGGGGCTCCGGCGCAGGCTCCGGCGGACGCTCCGGCGTACCCGATGTGTTCGCGGCGGATGCTACCAAAGCGCGCCGCCGGGAGTCACCCCGCTAACCCGGCGGCGCGAAGCGGACCCGCCGAGCCCTAGGACACTGGCCCCCCGGTTTGGGGCCCTTAGAATCGCTCTCGGCGCGTCCGTTTTTCGGAGCGGGCCCGGATCTCCCGGCAGTTGTGAGATCAGCGAAGCTGCGATATATCGTCTCAGCCGGTGGCTTCGAGGCTGGCGAACGCTGCGGGCGCCGTGATCGCGACCGCGAGCTCGCTCTCAATCCGCAGCGTGACCATGTTCCGGGTCATGTTGTCAGCGTCCATGTACGCCGCCTCGACGTTCGCGGTCCCGCGCTGCGCGACGATGCAAGCCTGCCAGTCGCCGACGATCGCCGCCGTGTCGCCCGAGGATCCGGCCGGGGTGACCACCAGCGCCACGTCGTAAAACGAGCCCTCCCGGGTCGTGCCCGGGGGCAGCGTGTAGCGGTGATCGGCGGTGACCATGATCGCGGTCGGCAGGTACCCGGGCCCCGCCACGGCCGCGAGCCCCGCCTGCAGCATTTCCAGCGTCAGGGTCGCCCCGCTGCCCGCCTCCGCCGCGACGGCCGCGACCTCACGGAAAATCCGCCGCTCTAGACCCCGGTCGAGCGCTTCCTGCAGGAGCCCTCGAATCAGCGCCTCGGAGCCATCCTCGAACGCCGCCCGGCTGATCCGGATATAGGCGGCGAGCCCCCGCAGGCGCGCGGTCGCGGGCTGCAGCCCGGGATTGAGGTCCGCTTTCAGCGCCCCCTCGGCGACGTCATCCGCGAACCCGGGAGCGTCCGAGATCGTGTATTCGTAGGCCGAGCCGGAGCTCACCGGGGCCCGGCGCGCATAGGGGAGGATCGAGGGGTGTCGGCGCGGCGCCGGGTAGCCGGGCTGCGGGACCGAGAGCCCGGCCGCCGTCACCAGCTGCCCGCCCGCCTCTTCGCGCACCAGCGGGAGCGCGAGCTCGACGTGCTGGCGCCGGGGCCCGAAGCGCCCGACCTCCCGGCAAAACTCGGAGAGCGGATCCGGCTCCGCCTGCACGCGCTCGATCTCGATCACCTCACACCTCCCACGGGCGGCGCTCGCGCATCGCCGCCGCTACTTGCCGCATCCGGTCGAGCTCGGGGCTCTCTTCGCGATGGGCGACCTTGGCGCCGGTATCCTGATACACGGGCCAGGGGGTGAGGCTGATCTCGCGCAGCCGCGCCTCTTCGCGGATAACCGCCGTGTGCTTTTCGTTCCACTTATCGCGGATCGGCATAAACCCGATCGAGAGCCCGTCCTGCAGCCCGTCCTCGACATCTTCGAGGGCCCGCCGCGCCTCCGGCGAGCGGCCGAGCATGAGCTCGCAAAAGAGCCCGACCGAATCCTCGGTGAGCGCCCGTGTCCGGCCCACCAGCGCCGAGGGGTCGTATCGGTTGTGGCGCACCAGCACCGGGATCCGGCCGATACCCTCGCGGATCGTTTTCGCGAACGCTCCCCG